GTACGAGCAAAAGTATTCATACACGTCAAAGACGCTAAACCCACTGACTCAAAAATACGTTCTTGGAGGCGTGACACCCAGCCTGCCAGATCTAGCTCAGGTTTACGAGCTCTCCATATCATCGATATCGTGCGACTCTAATGGAGTGGTGTCGGTTATCACTTCAACTAACCACGATCTAAAAGTAGGTCAATCCCTGAGAGTATACGACGTTGTCGGAGGAAGCTTTAACGGCGTGTTTGAAGCTGGCGAGATCGTTTCTCCTACTGAGTTTACTTTCCAGACAAACGGAACCACGTCTGTTGGCTCTGGCGGATCTATTAGGGTTGAGAAGGTTGGTTTAGCAAACAGCGATTCAAAATTGTACCTGACCACTGCGAATATTAATACCGGTGTTTTAGGTCCATATTTGTACGACACCAAGGCGGCTTTTGTAATATCATCATTTGTCGGCGAGGTGATTACAGATGTAAAAGCCGGTAACATCGTGCTAAACCTGCAGATACAAACACCAAACAACATCCCAGAGGAGCAAGGTTTCCTGATATTCGACTACGGTCTGAATACCCAAGAAGGGCCAGTTAGGTATCTATATAAGGCCTCAGAAGGTGTCTTGGCTCTTGATCCTGCTTACATATTTCAGTACGACCATCCGCCCGGGTCATCCATCACCGCCATAAGGCGAAAAGGTGCCCACGTCATGAGCGGACTCGGCAAGGAATATGGGTTCTACGTATCAGATCCGTCGGCAGCGAGGGTCATCCTGCAGAATCTCATCGAAGAGGTTAAGAGTGCGGGTGTGTTCCTTCGGTATATGGTACGGTACCCAACTCTATATTATTCTGCTTTTGATGTCTATTCCCAAACGCCAGACAACCCGTTGGATTAATTATAGGTACTGTATAATGCTATAAGCTACTAGACGGGGTCAAGCAAATCGACCTCTACTGCTTAAAAAGCATAATAGTATTTTGGAGTTATGTATGGCGGTCTTGGGAAGACTTTTAATTGGCTCTCAGCAGCGTATCGACCTGCCAGATTTTTTGGCCCTGCAATCGTACGTGGCGTCAGACTTTAAAGAGCTGATAAGAAGCTTTGTAGGCGATCGCGGTCTAATACTAAAAGGCTTTGAAATCATTGACGCTCCTCAGGCAATCAATACAGCTGGCGTCACGATTAAGGTTTCTGATTCCGTTATTTACTACCCAGGATCTTCGGCAGGAAGCTTTTTCTATGGTCTTCCCGACGGCAACGCCCTATCGGCACCATTAGTTCCAGAGCTGCGTCCTGGCGCAATCAACTATGTTTATTTGACCCTAACCACCACCGGAGCAGCGCAGGACACGAGGGCTTTCTGGGACGTCGACTTGAACGGTGGGCAAGGTGGTGAATTCAACCAAGACATCAACACTGAGTCCGTGCTAGTTGTGCAAGTAGGTGTTTCTACGTCTGGTTTTCCAGACGGTACCGTTCCAGTTGCCATCATAGAGTACAGCAGCGTTTCCACAGTAGAGAAGATCACCGACGCGAGAAACATGATGTTCAGGCTTGGAACTGGCGGTGTATCGCCAGACTCTAACGCCACATTCCAATTCCCACCTCTGCCAGAATCTCAGTACGCACGAAACGAACCGCCATCTACGATACAAACATCAGCTTCTCCCAGCCCGTTCTTCGGCGGCGATAAGAACATCCAGAATCTTAAGGACTGGATGGACGCCGTGATGACGAAGTTGCTTGAACTGTCTGGTACCACCTACTGGTACGAGACTACTCAGGCACTCAACTTGGTAAACATTTTCGACGACGCGCTAGCGAGCAGCGTGAAATCAAAGGGTCAATGGAGCCATGACGAATCCACGCCGGGTAAGGTGACGTGGTCAGAAGACATCCTCTACCGCAAGATGAACGATAAGCGGGATATCATCGTTCGCGAAAACCCTACGACAGGCATACAGCTCGACAACGAGCAGGTAATGTGGATCCAGATGGTCCGCAATGCCAAGATCAACGCGCTCGATACCCCAGTCACGTTCAGCAACGGTTTAAACTATGTCAACGGCGCGGCGGAACTATTTCAAAACTTGAAACTCGGCGACTGGATTAAGCGCAAGGGCGACAATGAGAATTTGTACGTCCGCGTAGTTGGGTTTTTTGCCGCACTGGGCGCCAGTGGAAGTCCAGCGTCACCAAGCACTGCAGTGTCCATCCTTCTTGAGGAACCATACGCCGGCACTTCTGCTCTTGACTCCGCAGTCTACACTAGAGGTGTTTACGAAAACCCAGACATCAACGTCGATGACAGAGACTCTGTGACGTCATATGCCGTCGGTGGTGATTTTTACTGGCTGGCAAACCGCTCAGACACCATAATGGATATCGGCTCCATTGACGCCACTTACGCGAACGACGTAGACGTGTCTGACTCTGATGGTAAGCGCGCCAAATTAAACTTCTCATCGGCCCACGGACTGGTTGACGGCGACAGGGTTGTGGTCGCTAACGCTGGCGCATATGACGGGACGTACAAGGTAGAAGTTGAGAGCACGACCGTAGTAAATATCGAAACCACCGCGACAACTAACCCAAGCAACATTACTGTATCTTGGGCTGTCGTAACTACGCAGTCCCGCACCATAGGCTCTCAAGGCTTCGTGGCAGAGTCATCGAGTCACGGTTTTGCGTCCAACCAGACAGTGATTATCGAGAACACTGGAACTGCATACGACTCTTACCAAAGCGGTAAATATCTTATCAATTTCAGAAGCGACACCACGTTTCAAATCCCGTTCGATACGAACCTGGACGTTGGCGCAGTAGGTACCGTAACGTGCGCTAAAGTCATCATGAAGACTGAGCTTGGCGCTGTTGAGGTAGTTCAGGGCGAATCTATCGATATCAACCAGCCTGATTCTGCGAATATCATGCAGTACATCGGCATGGACTCCTTGGCCCAGACAACGCCGAACTATTTCTTGCCACAAAGCTATAACGCTTTGGCTGGATTTGCCAACTACAACGCCAGCGCAACAGACAGTCTAACTGAACGCGCTGCTAAGTTAACGGCCATGATGGCCGACAGAGTTCAAGATCGCGACACTAAGATCACTGGGCGAGTCACGTTCAGGAACACAACATCTGGTGCCAACCAAGTTATCGCGTACGCTGGAGATCCCATCTACGCGATGCTGCCTGGGACTGGCAATCAACAGCTAACTTTGCCTGCTAGCCCGTTCAACATGGCAGCTAACAAGGCACTAACTGCCACGATTGACAGAAACGCAGTTGGCACGGTAAATGCTCAAGTTGAGAGCTTAGATTCATCATTTGAACTCGGCGAAAACAAAATTATTCTTTTGTATCGCCTTACTGGTACTGAGATCTACACGTGGGACGGATCTAAGATCCCTAACGGCGGATCGTGGACCAGCAATGACAACGAGACTGGTCAGAATAGAAACGTGGTGATCCACGATGAAGCCGGCGTAAACTACTCTGGTGCAGGATTCGTCTACTACAACACCAATGGCTACGTGCGGATCATCATCCCCGGCAGCAACGTCACCAACGAGATCGACACCACGGCGATCAATACCACGTATCCCACTGGTTTTGCAGTCGGAAACAATAAATCTATTTGGGTGCGGATCAACCGCCGCGCCAACAAAACCTTC